ATTTTCTGAACTATCTTCACTGTCTGAATCTTCTTCTTGATCGTTGTCTTCACCAGAACGGCTTTCGTCTGAATCCGTACTATTCGATTGATCATCTGTATTGTCGTCTGTTTCATCAGTTCCAGAATCTGCGCCTAATTCGTCTTTAATTCCGTTCAATTCATCAATAACACTGTCAATTTCTTCTTTCACGGCTTCTAAATCTGCTTCACGTACTTCACCAGATTCGATTCGTCCGCGTAATTCCGTTAAGCGTTGCTCATGACGAGCTTGTAATTTTTTCAATAATTTTTTGTTCATGGTGTATCCTCCTATGCGTTAAGCGCCCCGTTAATTTTTTGAATCATTTTTTTACGTGTTGCAATGTCTTGCTGGACTTCCTGTTTGCTTCTAGCAAGTGCTGCTTCTGTATCCTGATAGGCAGGAAGAGAAACGATTGATACTTCGAATAATTCCACTTCATTCACCGTACGCAAAACAGGATCGGTGTTGTAATCCCACGTTTCTTCTGTTGGAATAAAACCGAAGCTACATTGATCAATATCTCCACGACTCATAGATTCGATAAGGTTATTAGCATCGGTTGTGTTGGGTAACTCAACTTCAAATTTCAACCCACGTTCGTCTTCTTCAAGCCGAAGTGTTCCACTTTTTGTTCGTCCTAGAACTTTCCCCCAGTCATGATCAAATAGACATCGGACGTCCGAATTTGATAATGCCTTCGAAAATGCACCAGGAGAAATTACTTCTTCTAAGCCTTCCCAAAGTAACGTTCGACTGTTGAACACAGCAGCATACCCAGTTACGATTCGACTATTATTTTCTGTAACATCTCTAGTACTCAAGTTGGTGATATCAAATGTCCGAATTTCCTTCTTTTTCATTTCCATCACCCCCTTTCACGTTTTGATCATTCGTTGGTAAGGAATCATCTGTTGCATTTTTCTGGCCAATCCTAGATAAGTCATTTGAAATATAGATAGCTTGTGTTTCTGGAGTGTTCTGTTTAGGGAAACCAAGCATTTCTGCCACATTATCTGGACTTGTAATCCCAGTACGTACGATGTTGTAGCCAATATTTGTTTTTGTTGAGTAAGGAACAAAATCCAAGATGTTGATTTTCCATTCCACCCGATAGCCAGAATTTGGCATAAAAAAAAGAGCGGTGTAATGTTCGCTCTTGTTCTTCAATATTGGTTTGATTGCTTTGTTATGCAGATACATCATCGCTTTTTCAATGTCTGTTTTCATCAACGATTGATACGTATCAACATTGATTCCTAAAAATTTACCTAAGTCTTTTTTATAAACACCTAAATAGTTCAAAATAGCCGCGTCATCAACAGGACTTTTTAACGTCTCGATGGAATATCCTTTTCCCAGAGGAATCATCTTAACAGAATGATCACTGTCATTTTGCGTTCCTTCCAGTTGATCCAATATAGCTTTGACAATTTTCGTTTGGGCGCTATTATTTGGATTGATGTGGGCGTCCAGTTTAAGCATGAACGCGAGTAAACCACCTTTAGTATATTTGTCCGTCAAAACTTTTTCAGCGCTCAGAACGCCTTCCAGAGTGTTTCTTGCAAGGTCAATTATTCCAGCACCTTTTAATGAATCAGTTCCGATGTTCTTAATATGTCGAATCATTTGACCAGGTATTTTTTGTCCATTCATTTCAAATTCTTCTTGAAGTCGTTCATTGATTTTAGTGGTTACACCGTATGCCAAATGAAGCTGGTCCCGATCTGTTAATGGGAATGTCTCACCATTGATCAGTAGGGTATTTGTTTCCAATTTGGTAAATTCGAATCCGGTCAAATAATCATTGGGATTCTTCAAAATTTTTAGCAAGTGGTGGTCCTTCACTTCATTACCGTCTGGACCTATGACAACAGGTGAGGACAACGCTACCTGGTTTGAGATATCCTGGACCAATTCATAAACATCAGAAGATTCCATGATAGAGGAATCTGTTACATATCTTTGACCGTAACGCGTATAGTGGCCAAACATATCCTCGATGTACCCACGCTTTTCCATAAAGGAATAGACTGCATTCGATAACCGATCACGTAATTTCAATATTTCTCACCGCCTTTCTATTTATCTATAGATGGAACTAAGGTAATCATCCAAATCATCTGAATTAATATCGTTCATCTGATTCATTGTCTCTTTATGGGCACACAAAAAAGCGACAAATCCATCAATCTTCTTTTTGGATTGCCGTTTACTTGGTCCTTTTTGACCATTCATGTTGGTAATTGCTACTACGTTCAAGGTGCAATAAAGCAGCAACGGATTATCAAATAAGACTCTTCGTTCATAAAATAATCGTTCGACATCATCAAACGGTGAATTTAACACTCTTGGATACTGCGGAACTTCTACACATTCAAGTCCAAGATTTTCAAATTTTTCAACTAGCTTTTCGCTCATCGCTGGATCATAGTTTATCTGTTGAATATCGTATAAATCCATGCAGTCCTCGATATATTGTAAAATTTGTTCTTGATCAATTTGTTTTCCGTCGCAGAATTCAACAAATCCTTGTTCGGATAATTCACGATATGGAACGTTATCTTCTTTTTCGCGAAAGTCTAAATTTTCATTTGGAATAAAATAAAGCTGTTTCACTTTCAGAATTGCTTTGCCATCTTCATCCCACGTTGGAAAATTCAGCGATACACAGGTTAAATCTTTTGTTCGTGATAAGTCCAAGCCGATGTAACAAGGTTCACCAATTAAGTTGCCTAGTTCTGCCGATTGAACTAAACAAGGTTCAACTTGATCCTGTTCAAAGAAATTATCCGCACCGTTTACAAATACATCCAAGTGCTTCGTTAGAAACTCGGCTTTTGAATGTGCTGAACGTTGTGCCGTTTTAAACGCTGACTCCAAGGCGGAAAGATCAACTGATATTCCCCAGTTAGGATTGCACATTTCCCAAACTTTTCTATCCGTCCAATCATAGTTTTTATTTGGTTCATAGATTAGAACAAAGTTCGAATCATTATCATCACGTTTCAACACTTCTTTTGCTTCACGATATACGCGCATTCCAACAGACGATGAACCTTTCCCAGCAGTTGAAATATTAAACATCAATGGTTGTGGCAAAGAGATTTGTGCAGACTTAAAATTGTCATACTGTTCCATTTTCTCTTGCTTATGCAGCTCATCATTCAATACAAAATATGGATTAGAACCCTCAATGTTATCGATACTCTTCGTTTGAACAATAAATTTATTCGAATAAGCCATATCTTCATGAATATAATCATAAGTAATACTAGAAACAGTTCCCTTTGGTCCTTTGAATATTTTAGTTCCTTCAAGTAGGATTGGATTGTTTAATATTGTAGCTGCAAAAGGTTTGGCAGCATATTGAGCTTGAGCAAAGTCAGAAGCGCATGCATAACAATCGACTGACAAAGCGCCTTCTCCATACATTGCATAGCCTAATGAACCGACAGCAATCAATGTTTTACCGTTCTTTTTAGGGATTTGGACATACGCTTCACGAGTAACACGGACAATTTGCCCTTTTTCATTTTCTTTAACCCATCCATACATCCACGAGTAAATAAATTTTTCCCAAGGTTCTAAAATGAATGGCTTTCCAACCATCTCACCTTTTGTGTGAACAATAAACGACTCAACCCAGTCCATCATTTCATTCGCACGATCTACATCAAACCAAATATCTTTACGTTTTTTCCACCGATACCAACGATCCACTGCCAAACGAACAGTTTTAGGATATTTCCCAGGTTTCTTTCTTACTTCTTTTGCAAATAAATCGGCATAATTTACACCAGGTTCGATCATTTTTCAGTACCTGCCTTCTTACGCCATTTGTTTCTGTGCGCTGCTAGTTCATCTACTGGCTTTTCTTCTGGACGTGTAATTTCTTCATCTTTTCTTGCAGTCGATCCGCCAGTTATTTGTCTACCAGTTTTAGCCTTATTCGTTAGCCCCAACAAATCTAGAGCTTTCATTTTCTTATCTGACCAAGTTTCTACTTGCTGCGCCAATGGATGCTTCGATTGATTAGTGGCACCTGATTTATTCGTGAATTTTTGCGTCTCCGGAAAGCCTTTTTCCTTCCACAAAAGATATTTGTGTTGGTAAATTTCAAAAATATCCAAATATGATTCGATTAATGGATCAAGAGTGATGGTGTACAAATCAGACAAATTCATTATTTTTAAAATACGAGCTTTTTCAGCACTTACTTTTTCATCAACAATCGCTTTACGTTGCGCTTTAGTCGTCATACTTGTATACACCCCCCACTTTTTAATCATTAACAAATGTGCAGATTTTAAAAGCACCTTTCATAAATTCGTTTTGAAGATTCATTAACAACACATACCAATTTTTATCTGAGTCATTTCTTTCTGGATCGTTGCTGATTTGGTCCAAACATTCAAATACTGTTTTGTTGATATACAAAAACTCAACATCACAACCCTGTAGCAAGGATTGAAAAGACTCATCTGGTACTGTACGAATAATCCATAATGTATTTATTTGGTTATCGTTTTTTGCCATTTTTATCATGTTTTTGAGAATATCAATCAAATACGGCTTAACCTCTTGATTTTCAAGGTGTTTCGGCTGAAATGTTAAAACCGCTTGAATTTCATCGTAATCAAAAACCAAATCATTTTTTTTAATGTGTTTCTTGATATAGCTGGTTTTTCCGCTTCCTGGAAAACCACAAACAACAAATATTTTGGTCACCTTGAAATTGACACCCCCTTTCCTTTTTTAAAATATGACCTAACGACGCGCAAAACTCCCTCTGACCTATCTCCCAGCATGCAAAGAGATTTAAAAACGACAGGGGGGGTACTCAAAAATAAGACGGGAAAACTTTTTTCCCGTCTGTTTCATTTTCTTCAATTACGTGACATTTTGAACATAAAAGCATGAGATTGTTTGGATCAAGCTTAAGCAGTTCATTGTCTTTGATGGGTACAATGTGATGGACGTGTGCCCTCTTTCCAAAGATGAACTGACCACATCGCTGACAGTGGCCACCTTCTCTTTCGTAAATAAATTGGCGCATATCTTTCCATGCTTGCGTTCGATAGAATGGTTTGTTCTCATGATGATAAACAGACTTTGCTTGCTGCTTCTTCTTGCGTGATCTGCTTGATCTCTTGTGTTCAGTACAGTAGATACCTTTTGCTATCTTGTTCGTGCATCCGTCAAACTGACAGTATTTCATTCTGCTTCACGAATAAGATTTATGATATCGCCTTTTGCACGGATAGCACCAGGAATATCAATACCATGTTTCTTAGCATATGCACGCAATTCTTTTGCAGTCATATTGTCCAGTTCATCCGTATCTTCAGTGGACTGATCATTAGTAGCTTCGTCTCCATCAAAATCAGCAGCAGTGTTTCCATCGCTATCAAGAATTTCACTGCTATTAGTAATAAGTTCACCATTAACAGCCACAAACGTTTTACCATCACTTAATATTCCTTTTTCTTCCGTTGCTTCAAAATCAGGTTCTTGACCTTTCGGAACTACGACAGTCTTTTTCTTTTCTGAATCCCAATACTCTGTTCCTGTGATGGATGTTCTAATTTTGATCATTGCCATTTTGATTCTCTCCTTTGTAATTTGTGCTAATTACTTTTGCACCCATTCGTTCATACCATTCAACAGTTTCCTGCAAATTGGGTAAAGTGTGGGATAATAAAGAAATAACCAACACATCCATTGCTATCCCACGATTATCTTTATCTACTTGCACATTTGCATAGGTGCCGTTCCAATTGTTTCGTAAACCAGTAGGACTGTTCTCTGCTTCTATTGCTTTCTTATAGACATCTCCCATATTCGTTGGGACATTCGCCATAAGCATTGCCTCATGAAAATCATTCATAGATAAAACTCCTTTCAAAATAAAAAGACCACTCAAAGAGTGATCTAATATGTAAAAACTACATCTCAACAATGAGATGCAGTTATACCTCTGTACGGTTTTACTGACAGGCAGTTAT